ATATATAATAGGGAAGGACAACTCGACATTGCGGTATCTGAATATAGGAATAAACAGAAATTATACTATTAATAAACCTTTGTATTATCATCAAATCATTTTACTTTTGTTATGCCATACTTCGTATGGTATACTTAAATTAAATCAAATGGAATACTCTCCTAAAGACTTAGTGTTTGCCGAACAGGGTCGGCAGAAGCTTATTAGTGGCATTGAGAAGATGGCACAAGCTGTTAAAAGTACATTGGGCCCTTCGGGCAATACAGTTCTTATTGAGTCCCCCCAACATACGCATGGCATTACCGTCACCAAGGATGGCGTGACGGTGGCCAAGGCGGTTGACTTGTTGGACCCTGTAGAGAACCTTGCGGTTAAGATGATGAAGGAGGCGGCAGATAAGACAGCCACCCTTGCAGGCGATGGCACAACGACTGCAATCGTGCTCACCGAGGCGTTAGTCTTAGGTGGTCTTGAGCTGATGAAGCCACACCATAACCGAACAGAGGTGCTACGCAATATGGTGGACATAAGCAACAAGGTGGTGGATAAGCTGCGCAGGCGCAGCAAGAAGGTATCGGCAAGCATGCTGACGGACATTGCCTCCATCTCGGCTAATAATGACCGTGAGATTGGTCGAATCATTGCTGAGGTGTATAAGGACGTGGGGCGTAGTGGTATTGTCACTGTAGAGCGTTCACAAACGGCTGACACCTATGCCGAGACGACCAAGGGGTTGAAGATTGACAGGGGGTATTTGAGCCCACTCTTTATCAACGACCAATCAAGAGACGAGTGTGTCTTTGAGGACGTGATGATACTTGTGGCTGACATTGAGATAAGCAATATCCTACAGATAGAATCGGTTCTCAAGCCGATTATACAGGAAGGCAAGAAGTTACTCGTAGTGGCACCATGCCACGTGAACGTGGTCAATACCTTTGCTGCGAATGTTATGAAGAACAACCTGAAGATTTGTGCGGTGCAGCCTCCGAGCTTTGGGTATAAGCAGCATGAGCTGATGCAGGACTTAGCAATTAGTGTCGGGGCTACTTACTTCAGCGAGAAGACCGGTGACGACTTGAGCCAAATCAACTACGCTGACCTCGGCCATGCGGCCAAGGTAGTGGTGTCAAAAGACTCTACAATCATCCTGAAGAGTGACCTCAAGTATGACCAAGCCAAGATTGACGACAGGGTTGCACAGCTTTGGGAGGCGCACAGGGTTGCCAAGAAGAAGACTGACAAGGACCATCTGCTGTCCCGGATAGCTTCGCTAACAGGTGGGATAGGGGTGATTTACGTAGGTGGTAACACTGACCTTGAGCAGAAAGAGTTGTACGATAGGGTTGACGATGCGGTCCATGCGGTGCGTTCGGCATTGGAAGAAGGCATATTGCCCGGTGGTGGTAAAGCCCTCTATGAGGTTGAGGTGTTTGATATCGTTGGCGAAATTGCCTCCGAGGAGCAGGACATAGCAGCGCAGATACTGCAGAGCGCACTGAAAGCGCCACTTGAGCAGATACTGACAAATGCAGGGCTGAATGCGTCAGAGCACTATACGCTTGAGGTAGGTGAGGGTATGGGGTTAAACGTAAAGACCCGTGAGATGGGGGACCTCATCCGAATGGGTGTGATTGACCCACTTAAAGTGACACGTAGTGCACTTCAAAATGCCATCAGCGTAGCAACAACCATATTATCCACAAACGCCATCATCACAATGGCACGCTCATACGAAACCAAATGACAGTAGGCCAAGAGAACGTAGCGTATCCTATGAGTTGCGACAGATGCAACTATCAGTGGCTTGCTGTGGTTGAGGCGAGTAAAATTGAATGGAGTGAGTTCCACGTGGAACTTCACCATGGTGACTTATTAGAGTGTCCTGAGTGTGGACATTGGACAGAAATAAACAGAGACGATGAAAGCTATAGGTAAAAACATTGTGATTCGCAACATTGACGAGGAAATCAAAACGGCCTCCGGCCTTGTGTTATCGGGTGAAGATACCAACCAACTACGCTATAAGCGTGGCAAGGTGGTGACTCCGGGTACTGAGGTCAAATCAATCTCTGAGGGAGATGAAATTTATTATGACCGGGCTCAGAGTTACACCATGATTATCCATGATGAGCAGTTCACTATCATTCAGGAACGTGATGTAGTTCTTGTCCTGTAAGCCTATTCTTCTTGAGTTCAGCGTTCATCCGTGTAATCATGTTGCGGTATACCTTGTCGGTGAAGGCAACTTTCTTCTTGTACATCGGGTTATTTTCAGCAGTCATGGGTATTTCCTCCCCACTAAGCTTCTTGTAAATTGAGGTAATCATGCGCTTTGCCTTAAACGACAGGGAGTATAATCCCTTAGTTCCACCCTTACGGGGTCTGAAATTCTCAATCCATCCGTCACGTAATAGGCGGCCAAATCTCTGTTCGTCCCATGAAACGAGCTGTGCAAACTCCCTAAATTTATCTTTTCCGAAGTATCCTTCCGAGTAGAGAAACAGCAAAACATCGAGGTCAGACTGAGAAAGCCCATACTTTATCTTGGTGTATTGGCGAATCACTCTCCAATATTTTAGGCAATCGTCAAGATTTGATTTCATTTTATTATATTTGTGAACAAAGATAGAACATGGAATCTGCAAAAGAAATAGCATCCAAGCATTTGGGAAAAAATGCTATCAACTATATCACCCTGCTTGTGTTAATAGGGGTGGTTAGCTCTATGTTTTTGGAAAGCTCTGTGCTTCCTGCCGTTATTGGTCTTGTTGCTACGAGTTCAATGGCATTAATAGGAATCTTGCAGCACATTGTTGGAGCAAAAGAGAAAGAAGATAAGCCTGAGATTACGATTATAAAAGAGTTAATCACTGAAGTTTCAAAAGATAAGAACGAGCCGATGAAGGTTGACGTAGAAGATGGCAGAGTTACAGTATCCAAAGGAAAAGACATAATCACAAATAAACTTAAAAAAGATGGACAAGCCTTGCACGCAAGTAGTAAAAGGGGCAACAATGCCAAAGAAACCAAAAAAGTAATTTCTAACCCTCAAAAATCAAAGACGATGAAAAAAGCAAAACCAAATTTGCCTGCATCTTCAATGCTTCAGCCTCCTGTATCTTCCGGTAAAGGAATGATTAAGAAAGCTGCTGCGAAGAAAGTTGTTAAAGCCGTTATGAAAAAAGCTGCAAAAAAGAAGTAATGGCCGACAAAAGCAAAATGAAATGTAACCGTGTCGTGGCTTCTGATAGACCCGGCAAGAAGAGAATGGTTAAAGCCTGTGCAAATGGGCAAGAGAAACTTATTCACTTCGGTGCCGAAGGCTATGGCCACAACTATTCGGCTGCGGCACGGTCTTCATTCAAAGCAAGACACAAATGCTCATCTGCTGATAACAAGTTGAGTGCACGCTATTGGGCATGTAAAAACTTGTGGGCAGGGCCGGGTGGTTCAACCAAGTCAAGTCCTAAATCACGTAAAGGAAAGTACTGATGAAAGACGCATGCTACCGTAAAGTAAAAGCATCGTATGATGTATTTCCTTCTGCAAGGGCTTCACAGGCTATTGCAAAATGTCGTAAGGCATCGGGCAATGTGAAGAAGACTGAGAAGGGAACGAGTCTTAAGAGGTGGCAGTCTGAGAAGTGGGTTGACACCAAAAGTGGTAAGCCATGTGGCGCAGGAGGAAGTAATGAGTATTGTCGTCCTACAAAGCGTGTGTCTTCAAAGACACCAAAGACAAAGAGTGAAATTTCTCCTTCGAGACTTGCAGCAAAAAAAGCTGAGAAGAGTAGAGTGGGAATGGGTAAAAGAGTTTCTAAAGTTTAGTATATTTGTTTCATAATCTTAAATCAAATCAAATGGCACAAAAAGTCACAAAAACAAACGCTGAATTGCTTGAGTTAGTTCGTAACCTGAATATGACTCCTGCAGAGAAAGGCAGCAAAAAAGAGGCAAAGCTTAAAAAAATTGCCGAAAAAATTAAAAAGCTCTTTGAAGAGTACAACGAACAACGTGAAGACATTCGTCTTGACCATGCTTTCACAGCACCTAACGGAGTGTTAGAGCTGAACGAAAAGGGTGAATACAAATTCACTAAGGATGGTATCAAGGCAATGGCTAAGGACATGAAGACGCTACTTGATAAAGAGTTTGACTTTTATCAATTTACTTTTTCAACCGAAGGCATTGATGACTTGCACTTCCTCGCAGGATGGGTAGAAGGCATTGAGGCCGAGAAACCATCCGAAGAAGATGAGCAAGTTCAGTAAGCTGTCAGATAAGATACAAAAGAAACAAGGCATCAGTTCCAAAAGAGCTGATGCCATTGTTGCTTCTATAGGTCGCAAGAAATATGGCAAAACTAAGTTTCAAAAAATGGCAAGCAATGCAAGAAAAAAGTAAAGGGCTCGGTGATACTATCGAAAAGATTACTACTGCTACCGGCATAAAAAAAGTTGTCGAGACAGTAGCTAAAGCTACAGGTAAAGACTGTGGTTGCAATAAAAGACGTGACGCACTTAATCGTGCGTTTCCATATCAGAACAATGAAACTAAAAAAACAAATTAAAAATGGCATATCAAAAATTACAACCGTCAAGAGCTTCTGTTGTTACCAAAAGTGACACAGTTGATATTCCGAATCCGGGTAATGGAGAGGTTGAGGGATGCGTTTTGTATGTAGGCACAGGAGGAACACTTCGTGTTCTTACTGCAGCAGGTGATGATATTACCTTTACAAACGTACCTAATGGAACATTCTTTCCCGTTCAAGTGATTCGTGTATTCGCATCAACAACAGACGCAACTAATATTATTGCATTATGGTAATCGCAATTACAATACAAGTGAGATGAATCCTCAAGAAAACAATAGACTTGATTATATGGCAGCAGAGTTAGATGCACTTAAAAGTGATGTGGCAGAAGTAAAGGCAATCGTAAAAGACATGCACCATCTGCTCGCAGGTAATCCAATTGACAAAGATTCAAATGGTTTGATTGGAGATTTCAAGCAAGTGAAGAGAGAGTTTTATGCTTTGAAAGCAGAAATTAAAAAGTATAAAACATATTTCTATGCAATTGTAACACTTATAGGTATTGGCGTTCTTAAAGTAATTATTGATTTTTTAAAAGGGTAGTGATGGCAAAAAGTGTTTCAAGTGTAAAGAAGATAAGTTTTGGCAAACGTAAAAGAGGTGTTGCCAAGAAGTCTTACAACAAACACAGTCCAAAACCAAAACCATATAGGGGGCAAGGAAGATGAAAATATCAGAACACTTATCACTCGCTGAAGTAACAAGAAGTGAAACAGCAAAGCGCAAAGGGATTAGTAACAATCCAACTGCTGAACATCTTGAGAATTTCAAGTTGTTGGCTGAGAATGTATTTGAGGAGATAAGAGCGCACTTCGGTGTGCCTATCCATATCAGCTCCGGCTATCGCAGCAAGGAGCTTAATGATGCGATTGGTGGCAGCCATACATCACAGCATAGCAAAGGTCAGGCTATTGACATTGATATGGATGGTAGTGGAGATGGTGTTAGTAATGCTGACATTTATAATTTTATCAAGGACAACCTTGAGTTTGACCAATTGATTTGGGAGTTTGGTACAGATGCAAATCCTGATTGGGTGCATGTGTCTTATGCTAAAGGAAAGAATCGTAAGCAAAAATTAAAAGCAATTAAGGTAAATAAAAAGACTCAATACATCGCAATATGAGTGACAAGAAGAAGTTTAAAGACACCAAGGTTGGTCAGTTTCTTAAGACCAAAGCGCCCAATATCTTGGCGAAAGTTGGTGACTTGCTTCCTGACTCAGGTGTTTTGGGTATTGTAAAGAATTTAGTTGATAAATCTCCCGAACTTAGCCCTGCTGATAAAGCTGCAGCGCATGAACAACTTAAAGAGCTTTATGCGTTAGAGGTGCAGGATAGGGAGTCTGCACGCACACGTGAGGTTGAAATAGCGAAGACGGGTAAGTTTGATTTTTTATTTAACCTTACCGGTCTTATTGGATTAGGCGTTTTTGTTTTCATTGTTTACGCCATTGTCTATCTTGATATACCAAAAGAAAATAAAGAATTATTTATACACTTAATAGGAATTGCGGAGGGTGTTGTGCTTTCAATCTTTGGATATTATTTCGGTAGTGCAGTGAAGAAAAATACTCAGTAATGGCACGGATAAGTACATACCCCATAATAGTTACTCCTACGCTGAACGATTTATTAATCGGTACAGACGTAGAGAACTTGAACAATACGAAGAATTTTACCGTTGCCGAGCTTGGCAATACTATAGGTCAATTCTATGTTCCTTATGTTGGCGCTACAGGCAACGTAAATCTTGGAGCATTTAGTATAGAGGCAGCAGCATTCATTGTTCCGGGCGGTCTTGCTTCACAATTTGTGAAGGCTGATGGCTCTTTAGACAGTACTGCATACACTCCTGAGACAAGAACGCTTACAATTAATGGTACAACCTACGACTTATCGGCTGATAGGACATGGGATTTGCCTACAATTGACACGCTTACTACGCTTGGAACGGGTGGAGCCGCCACATATATTGGCAAAACGCTCAATATCCCAATCTATCAGTCGCAGGGAGACTATATTACGCAGCTTTCGGGTGAGGCAACAGCTCTTGGCCCGGGCAATGCTACGATTACCCTCGACAATATGGCCGTTATAACCAAGGTATTGACGGGATTAAACATCACAGGTGGTACTGTAGTGTCTACAGACAGCATAGTTACAGCTTTTGGTAAGGTACAGAACCAAATTAATAGCCTTGTTGGTGGCGTTCAATACCAAGGTACATGGGATGCAGCTACCAACACACCCTTTTTGCAGAGTTCTGTAGGCACAAAGGGCTACTACTACGTAGTAAGTGTACCGGGTAACACCAACTTGAACGGAGTTACTGATTGGAGGCTTGGTGATTGGGCTATTTTTGATGGTACAGCATGGAGTAAGGTTGACAATACTGACGCAGTTGTAAGCGTAAACGGATACACAGGTGCGGTTGTGCTTACTTACAGTGATGTAGGTGCGCCTCCGTCTACAAGAACCCTTACTATTAATGGAACAGGGTATGATTTGAGTGCAGATAGGTCATGGACAGTGGGTGATGTACGTACAGATGGTTCTTATGCTAACCCTGCGTGGATAACTTCACTTGGTTGGAGTAAAATTACCAACACACCAACTACAATTGCAGGTTATGGCATCACTGATGCAGTTGATGATAGCACTACTCTGACTATAAACGGTGTTAGCTACGACCTTTCAGCAAACAGGACGTGGAATGTAGGAACAGTTACGAGCATTGCTACAAATGGCCCTCTTACAGGTGGCACAATCACGGGTTCGGGCACAATCGGTATAACTCAAGCAGGTCCAACATCAGATGGATACCTTAGTGCTGCTGATTGGAATGAGTTTAATACAAAACTAAACGACCTTAGCGCAACAGCCCCTATTACTTATGTAGGAAATGTTATAGGTATTACACAGTCAGGCGCAAGTTCAAATGGATATTTGAGTTCAACAGATTGGAACACGTTTAACAACAAGCAAGATGCGCTTGTTAACCCGGTTACAGGTACAGGTACAGCTTATGTACTACCAATGTGGAGCGGTGCTACAACACTTACCAATAGCCCACTGTCTTATGTAGCTGATACGTTTACTTTTCAGTATAATAGTGCCACAGGTGGTGTGGTTACGTTTACAAATGGCGGCTTAACGTCTTATGCGTACACTATTACAATGAACAACTTTGGTTCTCCAAGGTCAACTGTTCATAGTTACACTGATGGTGTAGTATCTCAAGTGATTGGGAGCACACAGGTATCAAAAATATTCGCTAATGGAAACACTATTATTGGTGATGGTATTAACGACACAGGATATAAACTTACTGTAGAGGGAAATCTTTATATTGAGACGATTATAAACGCAACTACTGACACAGATAAATTTTTAGTATCTGATTCAGGGGTTATTAAGTACAGGACAGGTAGTGAGGTGCTCGGTGATATTGGTGCTGTACCTACAACAAGACAGCTCACTATCAATGGGACCTCCTACGACTTGTCCGCAGACAGAACATGGAGCGTAGGTACAGTTACTTCAGTAGATATGAGTGTGCCTGCAGGGTTTACCATTTCCGGAAACCCTGTTACAGGCGCAGGAACTCTTGCGGTAGCATTTGCTTCAGGGTATTCTTTACCTACTAACGCAAGTCAGGGTACTTGGGACACTGCTTACAATAGAAGTCTTACTTCTGCTGCAGTTACCGGTACAGTAACAAAAACATTAACACTTAATCAGCAGGATGGAGGAACCATCACTGCATCATGGACTGATTACGATACCGCCCCGGTGACAAGTGTGTTCGGAAGGACAGGGGCCGTTATAGCTCAGTCAGGAGATTACTCAACGACCCTTGTTACCGAGGGCACTAATTTATATTTTACAGACGCACGTTCACGTGCGGCTATCAGCCTTACTACCGTGGGTAGTAGTGGCCCTGCAACATACAGCAATCTTACGGGGGTATTTAATATCCCTAATTATGGGTCTGCTTTGACAGGATACGTTCCATATACCGGGGCTACGCAAGACGTAAATATCGGTACGTATGGGCTTATTACTGATTTTGTTAGATATAATCTATCGAGCAGCAATATTCCTTCTGCTGAAGGAGTAATGTGGTGGGATAATATTGAGGGAACAATTAGACTTTCTCTCAAAGGAAATACATATAATCTTCCAATTGGAGAGAGTGTTGTAGCGAGAGTGCGCAATAGCACCGGAGGTAATCTATCAAGAACAGCTTATCAAGCTGTAAGGGTTGCAGGTGCGCAAGGACAAAGACTTGCTGTTGCATTGGCTCAAGCTAACAACGACCCTAATAGCGCATCTACACTTGGATTGGTATGTGAAGACATATCAACTAATCAGGAAGGATTTATTGTAAACATCGGTCAGATTGTTAACGTAGATACTACAGGTAGCCTTCAAGGAGAGACTTGGCTTGATGGTAATGTATTATATCTGAGTCCAACTATACCGGGAGCTCTTACTAATGTTAAACCTGCTGCGCCTCAACATACCGTAATCATCGGATATGTAGAATATGCGCATGCTAATAACGGTAAGATATATGTTAAGGTAGATAACGGATATGAGCTCGAGGAGCTACATGACGTTGCTCCAACTCCTTATGTAAATAATGGAGTGCTTTATCGTGACACAGCAACAAACCTTTGGAAGAGTGCAACTATTGCTACTCTTCTTGGATACACTCCGGCTAATCAGGCTATTACTCTTACCATTAATGGTACTACGTATGACCTTAGCGCCAATAGAACGTGGAACGTAGGTACAGTTACTTCAATTACTGCAGGCTCAGGTCTTGATGGTGGTACTATTACTACATCAGGCACTATCAGCCACGCAGATACTTCTTCTCAAACAAGTGTTGACAATACGGGTGGATTCGTTATTCAAGATGTAACTCTTGATACATTTGGTCATGTAACAGGTCTTACAAGCACTGACTTTGACTTGAGGTATGTGCCACTTACTCGTACACTAAACGGCCTTGCGCTATCTTCAAACCAAACATTTGCTACCGGAACAACAGGTACTGACTTTAATATTGTTAGTGCAGGTACTGTTCATACGTTCAATATCCCTGATGCGTCAGCTTCAGCAAGAGGATTTGTGAACGCTACGACTCAGACAATAGGTGGTGCAAAAACATTTACGGCTTCCCCTACTGTTCCTTCTTTGTATTTGACAAATATGGGAGCAGGAAGCGGTGCGCTTTACTACAATACATTAGAGAGCAGACTTACGCTTGCCAACTACAATGTAGGCGGTAAGTTGATGTTCGAGGTGAATGGTGGTAACTATACCATGTCATTAAATGCTGACTTAAGTGTTCAGCTTCTTGGCTACACTACCAATGGAATACTGAAGACTTCAGGTTCAAATGGTACGCTGATAGTAGATACCACAGCTTATACGCCTCAGTCAAGAACGCTTACTATCAATGGCACTGCTTATGATTTAAGCGCTGACAGGTCATGGTCTGTTGGTACAGTGACAAGCGTAAACATGAGTGTTCCTACGGGATTTGTTATAGGTGGTAATCCTGTAACGTCAAGCGGTACACTTGCTTTGACTTTTGCTTCAGGATATAGCCTTCCAACAAATGCTAAGCAGGCCAATTGGGATACAGCATACGATAATCGAATTACATCTCTGACGACTACAGGTACGAGTGGTGCAGCTACGTTGGTATCCAACGTGCTTAACATCCCTCAGTACCAAGCTCAGGGCAACTATATTACTTCACTGACGGGTGAAGCCACAGCGAGTGGACCGGGCGCAGCAAGTGTCACGCTCAGTAACTCTGCTGTTACGGGCAAAGTGCTTACAGGTCTTACAGTGACCGGCACAACAATCTCTGCTACAGATAGTATTCTTAGCGCTTTAGGAAAGCTTCAGGGTCAAGTGAATGACCTTGTAGGTGGCTTGCAGTATCAAGGTACTTGGAACGCATCAACAAATACTCCTACTATCACTTCAGGTGTCGGCACCGATGGATACTTTTACATTGTAAATGTAGCAGGTAACACGACTATTGACGGTGTTAGTGGTTGGCAGGTAGGGGATTGGATAGTTTTTCATGGGTCTGCTTGGCAGAAGGTGGACAATACTGAGTCTGTTACATCTGTAAATGGATTTACAGGTGCTGTAGTTCTTACTACTTCAAACATTTCTGAAGGCACGAACCTTTATTTTACAGATAGCAGGGCTCGTTCTGCGATAAGTTTAACAACTACCGGAAACAGTGGTGCTGCTACTTACAGCAATTTAACAGGTGTTCTTAATGTTCCTCAGTATTCACTTGCAGGGCTTGGTGGTGTGCCTGATACTCGTCAGCTTACTATCAATGGTACTGCGTACGACCTTAGCGCTAATAGGACATGGTCGGTTGGTACTGTAACAAGTATTGCTACTACAGGTCCTATTACAGGAGGAACGATTACAGGTAGTGGAACAATTGGAATTACTCAAGCAACTACTTCTTCTAATGGTTATCTCAGCTCAACAGATTGGAATACATTTAATAATAAGCAAGCTGCCATCACACTTACTACTACAGGTAATAGTGGCGCAGCGACATTTGTAGGCGCTACACTTAATGTTCCTAATTATACGTTAGGTGGGTTGGGTGGTGTTCCTGAAACAAGAACAATAACTATCAACGGCACAAGTTATGACCTGAGTGCTAACCGCACTTGGTCAGTAGGTACTGTTACCTCAATAACATTTAGCGGCCCGTTAACGGGCGGCACTATCACAGGCTCAGGTACAGTTGGGATACTACAAGCAAGCGGTTCACAGAACGGATATTTGAGTTCAACTGATTGGACTACGTTCAATAACAAGCAGAATGCTATTTCAGTTACAGCTCCTATTACGCTTGTGGGTAGCACAATTGCTATCACACAGGCAGGTGCAAGCTCAAATGGCTATCTGTCGAGTACTGATTGGAATACGTTCAACAATAAGCAAGGAACCATAACACTGACGACCACGGGTACGAGTGGAGCGGCTACGTTTGGAGCAGGAAATATTTTAAATATACCTATCTATCAGAGCGTGCTGACCAATCCTGTTACCGGTACGGGTACGACAAATTATTTGTCGAAGTGGAATGGTACATCTTCGCTGACTGATAGTTTGCTTTATGATAGTGGTTCAGCGATAGGATTGGGTACAGCAACTGTTAATGCTGCAGCATTATTCCAAATGGATAGTACTACAAGAGGTTTATTGCCTCCACGTATGACACAGGCTCAGCGTCAGGCAATAGCAACTGTCCCTGAAGGGTTGATAGTTTATCAGACAAATGGTGTAATTGGTTTGTATATTTACGCTAACGGAACTTGGCGTTCACTCACAATGGTATAAGATATGTCAAATTTAGCAACGATAACGAATAACATATTAGCAGACAGTGGTATTGATGACTTGAACGTGGTTGTTACTACGGGCTCGTATGCTAATCCTGCTTGGATAACTTCTTTAGCTTGGTCTAAGATTACAGGTGCTCCTTTAGGTGATTACTTGCCTTTGGCAGGTGGTACAATGACAGGTAATATTAATTGGGCTCAGACTGATAGGGGTATTACATGGAATTTTAATACTGACGGTGCTTATATTAAGTTCTATAATACCGGAGACGGTGATACTGATTCAAGGTTAGAGTTTGCTACTATTGATAATAACAACGAATACTTCAGATGGGGACATGTTCCTTCGGGTGGGTCTTTCTATGAGTCAATGAAGCTTGTACCTAATAGCAGTGGTAATGCTCAATTAATTGTCTCAGGTAGTGTAGGTATTGGAACAACATCTCCTTCGTATGTATTTCATGCTGTTTCATCAAATACAACAATAGGTGCATTTAGGAATAGTGGGGCAGCTAATGGTCAGTTATTAGTAGGTAATACTGCAGGTGATTTAGCATTAAGAATATTAGCAAGTGGAGATGCTATAATGTTTTCAGACGTTTCAAAGTATTTAGCGTTTGGTACTAATGGCGGTTCTGAAAGAATGCGCATATCTTCCGCAGGAGCTATCAAGTTTAACACTTATGGTTCAGGAACCAATACAGGTACAGTAGCTTATAACCTTGCCGTAGATGCAAGTGGAAACGTAATTGAAACAGCAGGAGGCGTTGTTGATGGTAGTGGTACAGCTAACTATATTCCTAAATGGAGTGACCCAAATACACTTACCAATAGTTTAATTTATGATAATGGTACCAATGTAGCTATTGGTACAACATCACCCATTAATACAGGATTAACTGTTCAGACAAGTGGTGCTGCGTTTAGCACTACTGCTACCAAAAACTCAAACATGTATGGGTTGACATTAGTTTCTACGACTAATGAAAACACAATGAGTGGAGTTTGGTTTGGTAGTGGAGGTGGTGTGCATTGGAGTGGTATTGCAGGTTCAAGAAGTAACTATACTGTTGATTGGTCTACCCATCTATCTTTTTATACTCACATAGCTAACACTGTTAATATAACAGAAGCTACTGAGAAAATGCGTATAACAGGGGATGGTAACGTGGGTATAGGGGCTACAAACCCTGATAGTAAAGTTGTTTCAAATTATGGAACTCTTACTTCATTTAATAATAATGATATAAGGACTACAACAGCTTTGCTTCTTACTGCATCAGACCCCGGCACAACATCAAGTAGTAATGGGGTAACTCTTGCATTTAGACCTATTATCAATAGGGGTGCTGCTGCTACAATAACAGTATTAAACGATAGTGTCAATAAAGAAGGCAGTGGTGTAATGATATTCAGCAATGGTGGTGGTGTTTATCCTTCTTCTGTTACTGAAGCGATGAGGATTAGTAATTCTCAAAATATATTGATTGGTATTGGAACAGATGCAGGTTATAGGTTAGACGTTGCAGGTACGGTGAGGGTACAATCTTCTTTCAATGGATTAGGTTATGGGTCTTTTGGAAGAACTGTAGATGGTACATATAGACTTATTATTCAAGGTGTAGGAACATCATCTTCTAATTATGGGTTATCGGTTACAGATAGTGGAGGAAATCAAAATCTATGGGTAAGAGATGATGGTGTTGTTTATTTGAGAGGTAATGTCGGCATTGGAACGAGCAGCCCTTCATATAAATTACAAAGTAACGCTTCAAGTTATCAGTTAGCATTAATCAATCCCGGATATGGAGGGTGGTTATATAATGTTGGAACTGATTTGAGTATGGGATTTGTTCTTGAAGGAACAGGAGAGAAGATGCGACTTACAAGTAGTGGTGACCTTTTAATAGGAGATACAACTGCAAGTGCTAATCTTTGGGTAAAAAGTAGTGCATCCGGAAATGCTTTTGGAGCAAGAAATACGAATGCTACATTTGCCGCAACAGTTGGGTTTTTTGGAGCAGATAGAAACACATCAAATAATACTTTTTATTACATTGATTGTTATAACTACGGTAATTCTACTTATAGATTTAGAGTAGCTGATAGTGGTAATGTTACATCAGCAGGTTCAGCTACATTTGCAGGTACTTTTTTTGGTGGTAATAATATTGAATTAGTAAATGCAGGTGGTCCTTATATATTAGTTGGAGAAGGAACAGGAGCAAGTCAATACGGAGTTGTAGATTGGGATGCAACTAATAATCGTTTAAGAATAGCTACACAACCTTATGCTTTTGGAGCAAATAGTGGACAAATAACATTAACTACAGCAGGTAATGTAGGAATTGGAACCCTTTCTCCTGCAACAAAACTTGAAGTTAGAAGTAATGTTGCAGGATTAGAAGCTGCAAGATTTTCAGATAGCAACTATGCTGATTTAGCAATAGGATTCCCGACTGCAGGCGTTGCATCGATAGATTTCGAATATGGTGCTGCAGGTGCTTTAGCGTTCAGAAGTGGGACAGGTAAGAATGAGCGCATGCGCATCACATCGGGCGGTTTTGTTGGGATAGGTGAAAGTTCTCCAATTAGTAAACTTACTGTTACAGACAGCAATCAATTTGTTGCACGTTTTTACAATAGTTCCGCCAATCAACTTACAACAGTTCAGGTGGCAAATCAAGCTCAGTCAACTGCAGGTGTAAATACGGCTGCTGCAACATTTGAATTAGTTGGTAAAGCGGGATCGTCTACACATGGTAGACACGCTTGGATTGGTGCAGAAGGTGTAGCAGCAGAAACATTTAGAACTAAACTTTTATTTAAACTAAGAGGCGAGTCTAATTCGGGATACACTTGGGCAGGCGTTACTGAAGCTCCAACAATTTTAACACTTGATGGTAATGGACTTGTGGGTATTGTAACAAGTAGCCCTGCATCTTTTTTGCAAATTGGTACTTATGCAAGTGCAAGTAAATATATTGACAGCTCTACCTTGCCAACTACGCCAAGTGGTTATTTAATAACATTAACTCCTCCAAGTACTACAGGATATTATGGAGGAGGTATTGGATGGTCAGAAGGTACAAATACAGCAGCAAGTATAAATGTTTACGATGATGGTGCAGGTGGAGCTCTCGGTATGGTATTTGCAACGGGTAGCAATAGCTCATTATCTGAAAATATGCGTATTACTTCAGGTGGTAATATAGGTATTGGAACGAGCAGCCCTTCTTTTAAATTAGATGTAAATGGAACAACAAGATTCCAAGGTATAGTTAGATTTAAAGTAGATGCTTGGAATTTAAGTGATGATGGATTTAATCGTTTTTATTTTGCTTCCGGAGGAAGAACATATTTTGGATCAGGCAATGGATACGAATGGAGGAATAACTCTGATTCTTCTATAATGACTTTAACAAATGTAGGAGTTTTATCAGTAAATCCTTCTGCTGTTTTAGGAAGAGTAAATATTGGATACAATTTTTATATAGAAAACGACCAAAGCCCTGAGATAACATCTTTTGTAAATTCATCAGGCTCATCAATATTCAGATGGATGCAAGGTATTACTCCTTCTGAAAGGATGAGATTGAATCCTCAAGGAAATTTGGGGATTGGAACAAGTGCTCCCGGATACAAACTTGAAGTGAATGGTGGATCGGTAGGGAATAATATTGCCCGATTTACTACAGGTTCAGCAGGAGGTGGAACAAGAGGGATGAATATATATTCAAATGATTCCTACGTAAAATTGCAGGTAACAGATAATGCAGGTAGTGCTTCAACATGGGCTCATTTAGTCCTTAATCCTGATGCAGGTTATGTAGGAATTGGCACAACATCACCATCATACTCATTAGACGTAAATGGTGCTGCAAGATTTTTAAGTTTTGGAATTGTTCAAGCATCAGGCAATGCAGATGTTCCAAATATTACGTTTACAAATAATGGTGGCGCATATACTTGGGGAATTGTAGGGGCGCTTCTTCAAGGAGACGGTGATGGAGCTTTGTATTTTAAGACAAAAATTGGTGGTTCTGTAACTGAAAAGATGAGGATTGCATCAAACGGAAACGTAGCAATTGGAACAACTTCAGTAAACGCAGCAGCATTACTTCATCTTTCTTCATCTGCTTCCGAGACTACATTGCTTTTAGAAAATACAGGAACAGGTGGCGATAGATGGATGATTAGGTCTACAAATAACTCTTCAGGATGTTGTGGTAGTAGCGGAAATTCTAACTTAACTTTTTATGATGATAGCACGGGTGTATCTCCTTTAGTGTTACAAAGAGGGGGGTCAGTTGGAATAGGAACTTTAAGTCCCACTACAAAACTTCATGTATATGACTCTACTCAAGACAGATTCAATATAAGAATATCTTCTACTATAGCAAACAATGTAAATAAATATATGGGTATTGGATTCTCAGGAGAAGAATCTAATACAAAAGGTGCTATATTCTTTCAAAGTTTAGGACAGAGTTATTCAAGGGGTAAAATGATTTTTGCCTTAAATAATGTTTCAGACCAATCAAGCGCTACACCTTCAAATGCTGTAGTTACTTTAGACGTAACAAGTTCTTATGCAATGTCTGTTGCCGGAACTATATATGCTACAGGTGATGTCATTGCTTATTCTGATGCTTCTGTAAAAACTAATATTAGACCAATTGAGAATGTTCTTTCAAGGATTTCTGATTCAAGAGGTGTTCTTTATGACAGAACAGATAGAGATGATAAAGATAATATTGGATTTATTGCTCAAGAATTGGAGAAGCAGTTTCCTGAATTAGTGAGTACAAGCACCGATGGAACTAAAGGTGTTAAATACCAAAATGCAGTAGCAGTTCTTTTTGAAGCTATCAAAGAACAGCAGAAACAAATTGATGAACTTAAAAAACGTCAAGCATAATGGCACTACCTGCAAGTGGATTATTAGAACTATCAAGGATAGCAAACACAGACGGAGCCAACTCCGTTGGTGTGGTTACACCTTATACTCTTGGGCAGCTTACCTGTCTTACAGGATGCGGAGGCTATTGGGATGGGGGATGGTTTTGGAGCAACCGTGCTATTAGTGCTTTTTATAATTGGAAGGGATATGGTTTTCAATATGCAAGTCCGGCAATATTGCATGATTTTGGCCTTAGCTCAAGATTCCCTACAAACTCAAGTAATATTATTGATACAAGCGGCAATGGCAGGACGGGTACTTTTGTTACAGGAACCGGTAACGGAACTGCAACAAATGTAACGGGATATACCCAAACATATCCTGCTATGTTAGCAACATCAAGCTCAAGTCAATATGCAGTAAGGTTAAATGATGTGGCTAAATATGGAGGAACTTCTGCTTTTACTTGGGTAGCGTGGTTTAGGAATACAGGATTCCCTACGAGTTATAATGGTATTATTGCAGCAGAAGGAAGAAGTGGTAGTACTCCAATAGGCCAAAGCGTATACATATCGGATGCAAGCGGATACTTTATTCAATATGAAAGATGGGATGGTACTACAGGTTCAGGGGCTACGGCCCGATTAACTTGGGGCAGTGGCGGTATTCCTTCTTTTGTATCAGGTAAATGGTATATGATGGCTTTAACTTTTACCGGGAATAAGGCTACTCTTTATTTGTTTGTAGATGGAACTGCATATACTGCAGGTGTTACCACTTCGGTGAGTGTTACAACTGATGCAAGTTGGGGAGTTTTTGCAGGTCTTAGATACAATCAGTGGCTTACCGGAAACTTAGGATATGTAGCTTGTTACTCATCGGCACTTACCGTTTATGATTTATATGACTTTAACTCAATGACGAGAACAAGATATGAATAAGACTATTAGACTATACGACAAAAAAGAATTAATTTTATTTTTGATACTGTGTGCTATTGTACTATTTATGATAGGTATGAATAGAACTCAGTATATAGAAATTAAAACAATTAAATATACCACGTCAGATTCGACATGGGACAATTTTTATCCAAACAAATAAAATAAAACAACATGGCTATTGTTTACAATTGGGTTGTCTCTTCAATGGATGAGTACCCTACAACACCCGACAATCTTACAGATGTAGTATTTGTGGTAAATTGGAGACGCAATGCTACAGATGTAGTAGATGATGAAACTTACTTTGCTGATGTGTATGGCTCTCTAACAGTTCCTGCTCCTAATCCTGAAGATTTTACTCCTTATGCTGACCTTACTTTTGACCAAGTATGCGGATGGCTTGATGCAGGATTGGACGTTGCAGCTATTGATGCAGGTCTTGCTGTACAAATAGGGAATCTTATTAATCCACCGGTAGTATCACTTCCATTACCTTGGCCACCTCAACCTCCTGTACCTCCAACTCCTGAAATAACAGAACCTAACGAATAGTCATGGCTTGGAATGATGTAGCAAATAATCAGACGGTATCTTTTAACAATCTGCAAAGCGCTGTTAACAATGGCGTATTTACAGCCAAGACTTCGATACCGGCAAGCAACGAGCAGATTACCAAAGCTGATGCAAATACCTACGTAAACATTGATACTGCTTACGGACCGTATGCTGCCTTAGCAAGTAATCAGCTCGTTGTTAAATCTGACTTACAAGCTGTCATCACTTCCTACGCTCACACAGTGTACTATTACTCTACCTGTTACTATGATGGCTTCTACATAGAATCGGGAGCAGCAACAGCTTCTGCTGCTTGTAGCAACACAAACACGATTACTCTTTATAGCTCTGACTTTTCACTTGGCAACGGGTCTATTCTTTATTATGACAGTTCTCTTAATTCACCTTGGTATAGTGATACTGTGTGTGGAGGAGGTGCAGGATACTTTAAAGTTGGCGACTACACATTTGACTACTACTCTCCCGGAGGAGAAGACCCTTGGCAAATATTAGACTACACGCTTTGTTCAGGTCAAACAGCTTACTCATTTGGTAACTGTGGTGTTAGTAACTCGAGCGCTTCAGGAGCTTGTTCAGACGCAAGTAGTAATCCTAAAACGCTATACTCTGAGTGTAGTCCATTAACAGCAGGATGCTCTTTATTTTATAACTCAAATCTTACTAATCCTGTAACTGAGCTTTATGTCTTTGCAGACTATGCGAATTGGGACATGGACGCATACGGTGTGATAGTAGGATTTTCATCAGTACAATGTTAAAACATGGGAAACATTAATTCATACGCAACCGACAACAACGTATCCTATGCCGATAAACTTATTGGCACAGATGCAGAAGACCAAAACAAAACAAAAAATTTCACCGTAGGTGATATATTGGCTCTCCCATTACCGAACGTCCCCGTGTATGCGAATAACGCTGCTGCACTTTCTGCAGGATTAGTCGCAGGTAATGTATACCGTATAACCGGTACGGATTATTTGGGTGTAGTGCATTAACTTTGTAAATGAAATTTAATCTAATCAAATATGGACATCAGGAAAATATCTATAGGACCTGACTACAAGGGTAGTGCAATGCACTATATTGTAGGACATAAAGTTCTTGGAGAGACAAACTCAATTCACCTTATTAAGTTCGAGCCTGAAACGGGAGATGTAAAGATTTATATCATCAACGAAAAAGAGGAGGTGATGCTATGGAAGTCTTTCAATCAAAACATGCCTGTGTCCATTGAATTTAATATCGACTATTAATGCAATCCCCATTTGACTTCATTGTTACAGGTAAACGATATAATAATACAAAAGAGATTGGCGGCATAGAGCTTATCGTTAATACCTCAGAAGAAGACCATAAATTTTCCAACCGGTATGCCGAGGTGGTAGAAGTGCCACGTGGATATGATGGGCCAATTCAAAAAGGTGACACGTTACTCGTTCACCACAACGTATTTAAGTTCTACAACGACATCAAGGGTAAGCGCAAGAGTGGTCGTAGCTTCTTTAAAGATGACATCTTCTTTGTAGAGCCTGACCAATTTTTTATGTACAAGCGTGACGGCAAGTGGCACACGTATAGCCGTTTTTGCTTTGTGAGACCAATTCCTGCTGTTGACTCTTATATCAAGAAACCATTTACCAATGAACCGCTCATGGGTATTATGGTCTATCCAAACGCCTACCTCGAGACTCAAGGAGTCCGAGCAGGCGATACTGTATGTTTTAAGCCTGACAGTGAATATGAGTTTGATGTCGATGGAGAAAAGCTATACCGAATATTTGACCACCAAATAACCATGACGCTATGAACCTAATGGTATCGGACAACGTCCTACAGAACCCACACGAGTACGTTTCTGACATACTCAAAAACGAATTTGTTGACATCTACGATGGTGTCAATACATTTCAGAACATTCAACCTCGTGACCATTCCGATGAGTTCACCCAAATGGTTATTGACTTTATTGGGTCAAACTATGAGGTATCTTGGAACTTCATACGCAAGTCTCCAAAGGGGCAGAAGGAGCCAAACTTCATCCACACTGATGAGATGATGGGCGACATTACCGCTATCCTGTACTTGAGCCGTCAGCATCCTGAAGAGGATGGGACTACCATTTACGGGGAAGACGGCAAGCCTTCATGTGTGATATATTCTAAGTTTAACCGGATGCTAATTTTTGATTCTAAGCTTCCGCATAGCAGAAATATATTTGAAAACTTTGGGCAAGACGATTCAAGTCGTCTCGTTCAAGTTGTATTTTTAAAGGAGAAAGATGAAAGATATTAAGTCAAGGATTGTTGAAGCAGGCTATCAAGCAGTCGAGCAGCTTATCAAAGTGGCAAAGGAAGATATTATCAAGCCTGACCCTGATGATGAGCTTGCTGCAGACAGGCTTAAGAATGCTGCAGCAACAAAGAAGCTTGCCATCTTTGATGCTTTTGAGATTCTAAATAAGATTGAGGCAGAGAGGGAAGCGCTTGAAATGCTTGAGAAAGGAATAAATAGAACAGATACAAAACAAGGATTTGCAGAACGAAGGTCTATATCGGGTCGTTAAGGACTATGTGCCTCAGAATGCCATATCAAAAAAGAACGGAATACGCTCTTGGAAGTACGGGTATAATGAGCAGTACGATATGGTGGTCATCTCCAAGACAGGACAAATTGGAGAGATTATCAATATCGCAGGGCTGATTATTGCCCTACCTCTTGCACCAAAAGAGTGTCTTCAAAGACACTCCACCAAGAGTGAACAATATTGGGAAAGGTTTGACCTACCCAAAGAGCTTGGCAAAATTCAATCTATCTTTCAATGGAACGAAATGCCTACTGAGTTTAAGGACAGATGGGTGGACTATATTGAGGATGAGTTTAACCGTAGGGAGAATGGCTTTTGGTTTATGAACAATGGGGTTCCCACTTATGTACCCGGGTCTCACTACATGTACTTACAATGGTCAAGTATTGATATAGGGTACCCTGACTTCAGGGAGGCGAACAGAATATTTTACATTTTTTGGGAGGCATGCAAGGCTGACCCTCGTAGCTTCGGGATGATATATCTGAAGATAAGACGTTCAGGGTTTTCCTTTATGTCTTCGTCAGAGTGCGTGAACATAGCCACGCTTGCCCGTGACTCAAGGGTTGGTATCCTGTCTAAGACGGGTGCTGATGCCAAGAAAATGTTCACAGATAAGGTTGTCCCTATCAATAGCAGGCTTCCGTTCTTTTTTCGTCCAATTATGGATGGTATGGACAAGCCTAAGACCGAGCTTGCTTATCGAGTACCTGCTTCAAAGATTACCAAGAAGAATATGAGCAACGCTTCAGAGAGTGAAGTAGACGGATTGGACACCACAATAGATTGGAAGAATACAGAAGATAACTCGTATGACGGTGAAAAGCTTTTGTTTCTTGCGCACGATGAGAGCGCAAAGTGGCTGAAGCCAAATAATATCCTGAATAATTGGAGGGTAACCAAGA